CATTTGTACAACTTGTGACACCTCCTCAGGTTCTACTTTCTTCTTCGCTTCGAGATTAAGTGGTTCATCAAATCCATACTCAGCCATAACCTCTTGAAGAACTTTTAGCTCTTTCTTGTTAGTGAACTTACCATCCTTCATTGTAGGATAGCCTTTTGGTAGTCTGTACGACCACTCTACTACTATTTCATCCCAATTCATTACTTACCTGATTTTGGACGCTCAAATGGTGTACCGTCTTGTACTTTACCATCGCCATCACCATCCCTTGCGTCTTCTTTAAACGTGATCTTAGGTTGCTCTGTTGATTCTATACAACCTAGCTCGTCCCACATTGCCTGATCGACGTATCCTGTGTTAGGAAGTCCTCGGCTCATTTGCCACGATAATACTGCATGATATGTTTGCTGATCAAACCATCCGTCCGGATGCAATCCCAATGCCAACTGTACTGCTTTGATCTGTTTGCTTTTTTGTCCAAATTCTAATTTCATGTTGTATGTTTTTATTAAAATTCATTAATTAAACAATAAGTCACGTGGGTTTGTGTCTTATCCTTTGCTGCTTTGCGGTACCATTTCATTTGCTCCATATACTTTGCTCTGTCATTTACTACCTGACATCCAGCACTCCACGCATCAATAGTTGCCTTTTTCATTTTCAAACTTGCATCCGAAAAGTCATAAGTGTTGGTGTGATAGTTGATACCATACCAACCTGCGATTGGCTTTCCTAATTCTTCACTCTTACCGTCATTATCTCCGTCTCGATATACGTCTATTGTTGCACCAGTTTGTAATAGTGCTGGCATTTTTCCTCTATGAGAACCAAACTGCCAAACATTATAATACCACTTATCGGCTGCAACAACTGCAGCGCCTACTGAGTTGAAAGACTTGTAACCTCCTTTAAGTATTGTAAGTCCTGGATGGGTTGTTGCTGAAACGACTGTAAGAAATTTCTCACTCTCAAACTGATAAATCTTGTCGTCGAATAGATTTGGTTGATCTTCTTTTGATCTTACTCCAATGTGCCATCTGCCTTTTGGAATTTCTTTGAAACTAGGCAAGCTCTTTACCTTGTCTAATAACTCTTTGTCTGTGTAATTTCGTACCATACTTTAAATTTAATCAATACTATTAGCTCCCTTTGTGTGCTTTGGTTCGTAAGGACAATGCCTACAACCATTTCCGCAACACTGACCTCTACGTTTATGGTAAGATTCAGTGAAAACTAACTTACCATCTTCGTAGTAAAAGTCAGTAGGAAGAAGCTTAGGTTTACTAACCTCCTTCACATACTGTTGAAATATCCAATCCTGTGATGGGTTTCTGATCATAGTTATACTATTTCACATGCACCACCTGCACAAGCTGCTTCTCCTTTAAGGTTGGTAGTGTCATCAAGTTCAACAACTTTACTCAAATCTACGTCCTTCAAAGAGTCCATCATTCTATTATAAGTATCTTCGTCAATGTCTTCAAATGGTGCTTGAATGTAGGTTCCTCCGTTATATGGTAGTACAGACAAACCGTTGTAGTGTTCGCGGTTATTCCACATCCACTCACCAGCTAGATCCCACTCATCCTCTTTCAGAGATACTGTAGCTGATACGTTGTGTGAGTTGTTACCCGACCTATGTCCTGGTTTAACCCACTCCAAGTGTACTCTCTTGATTCGCTCTAATAAAGCAAAAGGAGATTCTGTACGTAAGATCGCGCCTTCGGGTGCTTTCTGTGGAATAGAGATTACTGCAGTATCGTGTGGACGGAAGTACTCATCCTCAACAAGCTCAGGGTGATTAATTGATAGGTATGTGTAGATTGCTTCATTCTTTCCTACTCGGATTCTACGAATGTAGAAATCGTTATGCCAAGCGTGGATACCTGACGAAGTGCCCAATGTAAGTGATGTTGTTCCTGCCGGCTTAACAGTCGTAGCTCTTGCAGACTTGTTGATACCAATAAGCTCAGCCACTCTAGCATTTTCATCCTTAACAACCTTCGCGGCTGCTTTCATATCATATCCCAACACTGTACCTGATCCGATACCAGTCATTGAAACTCCAATCAAAGCATCTTTTTCAGTTGTTCTTTTCCACACATCTCTCAAGTAATGGAAATCTGTATAACCTGCTTGAAGTGTTCCAATGAACGCAGCAGCACGTACTCTACTTTCGAAGTCTTGTTGATCTACAATGTCCGACACATTAACCTCGCAGAGGTTACAGAACTGGAAAGGTCGTAGTGCAATCTCACAGCATGGATTAGTTCCCCAATCTTTATCGTTTGTTAGGTAGATTCCTGGTTCACCTGCTCCTGATAATTCAACACGCTTCCAAAGATCCATGAAGAACTCCTTGGTAAGTTTGTGTCTCATTAACACAGCTGAGTTATTTGCTCTACCTCTTTGTGCGTTTTGCTCCCACCAGTTACCTGACTTACAAGAAATCATCTCCTCATCGTCAGCACTAAACAAGCTAATAAGAGCTGCTCTGCGAATACCACCGGCCAATACTGCATCCGCAATATGACATACCATGTCATGTACTTCAATTGATGATAGTTTATCTCCATCTTCTTTTGAGTCTAAAATTCCTTGTAATTTTATTAAACATTCTTTTAGTGGCTGAGGACCTGGTGCTTTCCCTCCTGACGTCACTAGACGTGCACCTTTTGGTCGAATGTCACTAAAATCAAACTCTAATCGAGATCCTCCAGTGAAGTAAGACTTAATACAATACTTAACTGCATCTGCCCATCCTTCAATAGAGTCCGCTATCAAGTAGCGTCTTTTTCTTTTTGAGACCGGTTTACGGATCTCAGGTAATCTTTCTACGTGATGTGTTTGCACTGAGTAACCAACTCCTGTTCCTCCTAACAATAAAAACATAGCTTCGCCAAAAGCACGAACATCGTCGATTGGTAGGTAAGCACAGTTGTAAATTCTATTAGGTGAGATCTCGACTGGCTTTCCAGCAAACTGCATACTGCGCATTGAAGGTAAAACCTTCTTACCATACACAAACTGGTAGACGTCTTCGATTTCTTTTGCCAATTGTGGATACTTTCGAATGTGCATTTCTTTGTTTCTTATAACTAATTCCTGCCAAGTTTCTCTTCTTTGCAGTTTGGGTAAGTACTTTGCGTACTTCATAAAGACAGTGATCTCGCTTAGGATTTCATTCGAAAGTGTCATGTAGCTAAATTTTTAATAAGTTTGTAAATTGTTTTGAGGCTGTAACTATAAATAGTTTATAAGCTCACGATTATTTTGTTAAATTTTGTAATTCTGAAAATTTATTTGCAAGTGCTTTTCTTACAACCTCAGAATCACTTTGCATCATTGCTTTTGCTTCTTTACCCATTACAGTGCTTTCAGCAAAAATTTCTATCTTTGAAGCCGACATATTCATTCGGCTCGGAAAGGTCAGTCCATCCGGACCAAATCGATTCTTAATAACGTGCCATCTACCAGTACCTGCTAACTTATCTGTTACCTTTCTTGATAGTGATACGACAAAATCAGCTACCATCACCTTTGAGTATGATTCTGCAATCTTGTCTGCTTCAATGATATCTTCCTCAAGAGCTGATCTATTTGCTTGCGATGCGGTGTAGATTGGTATTTGATATGTACCAGCCATTCCTCGCAAATCTTCGTAGATGTTTCCTAACATGATATCATTTCGAACAGCACCTTTTGAACTAGTATCTCTTAGCAAGTCTGCGTAGTCTACTAGTATTAGATCTGGTTGAAATCCTTGCATGATGCATTTATCAAGATGTGCTGACAGCATTGTTACTGTAGCAGCTTTGGTTGGATAGTATTTTATAATTAACTTTCCTTTAAGCTTTTTGAGTTTATCCACAACTTCGTCTTGATGAAACTTCAAGTCTTGTGAAGGAATACCTGTATAATGTGAATCGAACCGAGCACCTACGTAGGTCTCCGAAAGTTCAAGAGTATAGTAAACTACGTTAAGTCCACTTTTAACTGCAGCTGCTGCTATATTAACTAAAGCCATTGACTTACCAATACCAGCTGGTGCTACAAATACTCCCATCTCACCGCTACCTAAACCACCATCCATGATTTCGTTGATCACATCCCATGGCGTTGGAATTGTATTCCTCTTATTTTCAACAAATCTTGCACCTATATCATCTACGTATTCGTGACCTATGTTTCGATCGGTCCCAGCCTTCATAGCTTCATCAATAGCAGTCTTAATGTCATCATACTTTCCTGACTGCAATAACTGAACTGATCGTAAGATAGCTTCTTTGATCTTTTGATTTTTACAGAACTCTAGGGTACGATCTTTAATGAAATCTAAATCAGTTGATTCAGTATATCTAACTACCTCCTTTAAAGTTTCTATAATAGCCGTTCTTAATACTGGTTCCTTTTCTTCGTCTATGTGTATTTTCAATACCTCCAGTGTTGGTGGAGTTTTGTACTTATCAAAGTACTCTAAAAGAGTTTGAGCTATCCACTGCGATGAGTCTGAGGAGAAGTATTTAGGATCTATGATATCATGTATCTGTTGTAAAAAGATTCTATCCTTAATAAGGATTGTAAGCACCTTATTCTGAAACGCTGTTCCGTAAAACTGTAATGTGTCTTGTTCTTGCATATTGATTAACTATACTTAATTCATTTTAATCTAGCAAGGTATATTGATCTAATTTCTGAGTGACTTCTCTTATCCACACTTCCACGTTCCTGATGGCGTTTGTCATTCCATCTTCAAAAATCATTTGATGAAACTTTATCTTACTCAGCTTTACGACAGGAGTTTCAAGTGTGGTTATAATTTTAAGTCTTGTGCTTGTTGGTATTCCGCTTTCAGAAAGTTGCATGATTTGATGAAACAAGCGAATGTTAGATTCTGCTTGAACTACTTTTTCGTATAACTTAACTTTAGGATGCTCAGCAGCTAGTTCTTTTGCATATTCTATAAAACCATCAACACTCATATACTCTGACCGTGTCAGCTTTGGAAACCTACTTGCTATTGTCTTTACTCCTAACCCTGACACTCCTGGAATGTTATCACTATCATCACCTAGCAATGCTCTATAAAGAGCAAAGTTATATGGCATAATACCATACGTCTCATACACATCGGTTGTATAAAATAACTGCTTTTTGATTGGACTCCAAATATGAATACGGTCATTAACAAGTTGCATAAAATCCTTATCGGAAGACATGATAAACACCTGAGAGTCTCGCTCTTTGAGGTAGTCTTCTGAGACGTACGCTATCACGTCGTCGGCTTCAACTCCATCAGAAACAACAGTAGTGAAAGGCATTACCTCGATGTACTCGACAAGCCTCATTAACTGCTCTCGTTGATTATCCTCTTTATCCACAGTTTCAGCTCGATTCAGTCTTATCTTAAATGTACGATTAGCTTTATACTCAGGAAAGAGTTTTTTGCGCTTTGCCGATCCATCCTTACCATCAAACACAATAATAACCCTTGTAGGGTTGATTGCCTTGATTGCATGCCCAACGCTTAATAGAAATCCAGAAATACCGCCTACATGCTCTCCATTAGTATTTGTAGTAGGACTTGCTGCATAAGCTCTAATAAAGGTGTTGAGGCCGTCAACAATTAACACTCGAGAATTCTTCGTGTCTTGTTGACTAGCCCCTTCGCCCCTGAGTTTTACCTCATTAAAGTATGCTAGATACTTTTTGTTGATCATAACCTTAATCTTCTAACTCTCCTTCATCTACCAATATTTCATCCGGATCAACTAAGTTTTGATCTCGATATTTCATAACATAGATGTCGCAGATTTTCTTGTAACAATAATTCTTCAACTCCTCATCTTGCTCGAGCATTCCTCTCCAATCTTTTGACTGGAACTTAATCTCTTCACCAGTCTCCTCGTTCACCATTGCGTACCAAGCTCCTGAGCCTTTAATCGTTCCGTAGTCTTTCATAAGAGTCAGCCAGCTATTATAGTCATCAATTCCTGAATTGAAATAAATGTCAAAGGTTGCTTTCTTGAATGGAGGACCCATCCGGTTCTTGATAATCTGAGCTTCTGTCTGTACTCCGATAATCTGTTCAGTCTTTCCTGATCCGCTTTTCAATTTACCCACTCCCTTCAATCGAATTCGGCAGCTTGCATGAAATCCTAGAGCCTTACCTCCGGAAGTAGTGTATTTATCTCCAAACATCACACCCATTTTTTCACGTAACTGAGATGTACAAAGTAAAAGTACTCGCTGCTTTCCAATAATATTCGTAATCTTACGCATTGCTTTTGACATTAGGATAGCCTTAGAAGTGGCCCATCCATCCTTCTCGTAGTCTGCGTCTTGTTCAATCTTAGTTGTTGCTGCCGATACTGAATCAAGTGCAATTGTAACTAGTCTATTTTTACTACTCTTACGAACGGTCTCAATAATGTTTTCAATAGCATCAAACGAATCCTCTATTGTTTCTAGTGGAACGTATAGCATATTACTAACATCAACACCTACTGCTCTCAAGAACTCCTCACTTAATGCATTTTCAGTATCAATATAAACTGCAAGTCCACCTTTTTTCTGAGTATTAGCTAGTGTGTGTGCTACAATTAAACTCTTACCAGATGCTTCCATTCCTTGGAGTTCAACAATTCGACCTACTGGGAATCCTCCGTTCGGTCGATTTGAGATAGCCAAGTCTAACAAAGATGATCCAGTTGATACCCATTCGGTTAAATCTGTTGGAGTATCCTCTTCACCATTTAAAAAGTGAGCTGCTTTGAAGTCTTTGAATTTCTTATTTAGACTGTCCGCTAACATTGAAGCGAGCTCGTCCCTTCCCGAAATCTCATCGGGCGTCTTCGTCGACTTTGCCATAACTATTAAGAATTAAATAGTGAATCAAATGCAGACGAAATGTCATCAGTATTTGTTGCTGTAGTTGCTCCTGTGATTGGGGTTATTGCAGGCTTTGTACCTTGCTCATCAGTTTCTGTTTCAGGATCTAACCACTTTTGCAATACTTCTGTCATGTCTTCATAAGTCGGCTCTGTAAACAGCTCAGTGATGTTTTTTTGATTATTTACAATCATCTCAGCAATCTCTTTGTCAGTTGTTGCAGGATTTGTGTTAGGTTTTACTCTCACTGTAAATGATGGAAATGCACCTTCTTTTTCTGCAGCAATATGCTCTACAGTAATGTCGCGTCCATTCATTAAATCTGTGATGTCACCATAGTCTGGATCTGCAATTACACTTAAAAGTTCTGTATAAATTTGCTTACCAAAAGCCCAAAACTTAACCCCTTCGTGTTCTGCACCTCTTACAATAATTGGAGCATAAACTCGAAACTTTGGTTCGATTTTCTTTCCTAGTTTCCAATCATCCTTGTCTCCTGACTTTTTAAGCTTTTCAGCAAACTCTACTATTGGATCGGGACGTCCAAAAGATATCGGAGATATCATTGTACGTTTTCCAATCTCATAGTGGAAGTACATTTCTAAGAATGGATTGTTTTTGTCAAATGCGTAGGGTACAATACGTACTTGAGATTTTCCTACTGGTGGTTTCCAGATAAAGTCACTTGACTTGTTACCACCTCCTGTTGATTGTTGCATTGCTTGCAACTTTGCTTTAATCGCGTCTAAATTAATCGCCATCTTTGCTCTTTTTTAAGTTAAACATTAAATACTGGCCCTATGTGGATTATATCCTTGACTGGCCTTACTCTTACTATACTACTTTTTTCTTCTGTTGGCAACGCTTATCGCGACAGCTCTTGTATTTTTATTAACCTGCAGTTAAATTCTGAATCTGACAATAAAAGCGTATCTTGGTAGTTACTCCAATCAACCCTAAAAGTCTTATCCAGAACTCCATTGTTAAGGGATTGTATTAAGCTGTTGAGAGCATTAATACTATAAAACGTATTTGTTTCTTTTTTTCTATTAATAGAGATTGTATCTTTCATTCTTCTACCATCACCAGATACATTGTAAATGCACACTACATTACTGGGTGTCTCAGTGTATGAATAACACTTCATGTTAGATATATTATCTGTTGTGTAGGTTTTATAAACTTCACCTATACATAAGGCTAATTTGTCTAAATAAGTAAATGTGCATAGTAGCTGTGGCTTCATACTACTTCTTCTCTATTGCGTCAATCTGCTGTTTTAGTTTGGCAATGTCCCCATCCATCTTAGCTGCTTGTTTTTCTTTATCTGCCTTTTGCTGCTTCAGTGCTGATGCCTTTTGATCATCTTGAGCATTTGCTGTTGATTCAAGCTCTTTTAAAGTTTTTCTACGTTTAAATTTAATTTTATTCTCACGTAAATAAGATTCGATCTCTGCTCTAATAAATTGTTTTAGTCCCATTGTACGGATAAGTTTATTATAAATAGTCTACTTATTAACAAAGTTTCATTTCTGAGTAATTTGATCCCTTCTTTAACTTTACTGGGAATTTATCCAGGTCTATGTTTTGCGGAATTACCTCTTGCAATAGATAATCTAACTCATTAGACGGTACATCAAATAATATACTATCGTATGTGTATAATATTGGGACAGCTTTTTTTGTTTGTAAACAATCCAAGATAGGTTGTAGCGTAATCACATTAAATTCAGTTTCATACATCTGCAAAAAATAATTGAAAAGAGTGTATAAACTTATATCTTGATAGTTTGCTATCATAAGTTTTCTACCTGATATGGGGCTTTCAACGTATCCATACTGCGTAGCATAAGACCATAGCTGCTCTGCTAAATCTTTTGCTGCTTTGAAAAAAGGCACATGCAGATATTGCTTACTAATACCTCCATATATTTGTCTAAACGTAGATTCTTTTGCTTGTATGATTTGAGTTTTTGTAGGTGCTGGTGTGTTGTGGTAATGCTTTGCTAGATGTTCGTATACATCTTCCTTTCCAAAATCATAACCCATTAAAGATGCAATAAGTCTAGGGTGGTAGGAGTTAAAATCTAATTCTACTAAACAACCATCATCAAATCTACTAACAAAGCAATCTCGTGAACCATCATCCTTATTGAGAGCTGCAAAGTTGATTCCACCAAACCTATTACTAGGTCGGCCTGTAGTTGTGTAGTAATTATATTGTGTGTAGCTTTTGGTATTATTGACCGAAAACGACTGACCAAAAGCTTTAGTAAAATAGTCTATGTTAATTTGCAATCCATTTTTTTCTATGTTGTAGAATAAGGAAAGAAGTTGGTTTTGATAAAAATCCAGACCGGGCTGCTTGTCTGCTAGATAAATTCTCTGAAACAGCTCATAGGCAATATGCTCATGCTTAGGTAAACTGACTAACGATCCAAGAACACTACAATCTGATATATATCGAGCATAGTGGTTAAGTATTCCTGGTGTTTCAAAATTACACGGTTGATTAAGTTTCAAATAATACTGCAACTGAGCATCTACAAAATTAGATGTATCATAACCTGCATACTTTAGTAATATGGTATCATAGCTGTATACGTTGCATTTATATAAAAAGTTAAAGTTATTAACTTTGAAAACACCATCTGGATGTGTCCTGCTTATAGAATAAGTTTTGTGTGTATTAACATCGACCATAACTAACGCTACAACCTCACTCACTACTCGATGTCTACGACTATCTTGCAATACTGGATAAACGAATAAAGTTTTTCCAGACAAAGACTCAAGTTGATGTATGTTATCTATAACCATACATCTAATATACAAAATTTATTTAGATTTTAAAGCCCATTAAATCCAGCAAATCGACCAAACTCTGTAAAACTTTTAACTGCAAACAATATGCCAGGAATTTTTGCTTGAGCTTTGAACAACGCTAGTTCGTTTTGTTGGGCTATGTAGTCGTAAGGTCCAACTAGTTTCCATGTTACTTTTGCATAAGAATATATCAATGGGTCTATTCCTGTAACCTGACCTATCAACTCCCACTGACTACCATCTATTTCAATTGGATAGCTTTCGATTGTGTTTCGTTTTTCAACAAAATACCTTTCATCTTCTCCAACATCAAATGCTGCATCCTTAGGTTTGTAATTATACAATCTTGGTTCTGAGTATTGAAGTTGTTTGATTTCAAACTTTTTAATAAACTCATAATCGTATTGACTTTTGATAGGATATACTCTTCGTAGTACTTTGTTTGTATTGTAAAATTTTTCTGAGTAAATTTTTTGTCCTGTTATAATAGTGGGATCTCCAATGGTATTAATGTTATCTTGTGGCTTGAGTGGTGTTGGACCAGTCCAAGCTAATCCGTCCTTTAAATGGTACTCTCCTATATAATCCTTACCATCTAAAGTAAATTCACCACCTTTTGTGTACTTATGTGTTTGTGTCCTGCTTCGTGGTGAATAACCACTTATGCTACCTTTACGATTCTTTTTTTTTAACCTCTTACCCATTACTGCGATTTTTTATATCGTGCCACTGTATTTACAGATGTTGACCAGTCTTGAGCTGTAACACTATGCTCTACCGCTGTGATTTGAAAATCAAAACTATTTGCAACAGACGATGGTATTCTGTCCGAGGAAATTATTTGCCCAAACGCAAAGCCACCTATACCATCTACAGTGAAACCGAAATCAAAAGGCAACGGCAATCCTTTACATTTGTCTTCCTCAACACCATTTACTGCCTCGGTAATAGCTGTGATTGCTGCTGCTGTGGTTGAATTATCCACAACACCATACATTTCTTCAAAGATTTCATCCATACTTTTTTCTTCACTTTCCACTGACGATGGTGCTTCCTTACATTTACATGGAGGCGGAGTCTCAGCTTTGGGCCTGCAAGCATCTGTGACAGATGCACCAGTGCCAAAAGCCCTAAATGGTATTCCCTTACATTTAGTACCCTTTCCTACTCCTTTTGCTCCGTTTGCATATAGAGCTTGGGATTTCATTGCTCCAGTCAGTTTCATGTCTAGTTTGAGGTCGCGAATTACTGAGTTGTTGGCGAGACTCGGAACCTTAAAGGTCGATCCGGGTTCATACTTTCTAACATCAATTAGCGATATGGTTGGTACACTGTTTGGATTCTCGCAGTCTTCTGTTGTTGATACAATCTCAAGCATTCCGTCCCAATAACCTCCACACGCATTATTTACTTTTTTAAGTACGTTTCTTAAAAATGTACTTATCTTATTATCACCATCCTCTACAGCCTTAAGCTCTACCATTAAAAATATACAATTCAATAGAATAGAACTTCCGAATTCAATCTCAGTCGCATCCCACATTGATCCTGGATCGTTTTGATCCCATACAAAATCACCTTCACTAATAGCTGCTTCTAATCTTGGAGATCCTGGAATAATACATATCCGCGGATCACCTGACTCTAGGTCGGGGTGCGATGGTACATACACATCAGTACTCATTACCCTTCCAATTGTATATTTTCCACCATTAGATGGTATAGAAAGTGTGTTTATTGCTGCTTCCAACGCACTCCACGAAACATAACCTTCATGCGCATCGTAGTTTGGATTCATAGAACTTTGGCTTGACCCACCATCCTGGTTTCGGTCTTCTCCTTCATAACTTGCAGCTGAAACAATAATATCTCTTTCGCTTCCTCCTGACACTTGACCTCCTAAATATACGCAATCCTCTTCAGCTTGTGCTTGTGAATTTATATCAAATAACCAAGTATATAGTAAACTTCTTTTTGCTGTTACTTCTTCACCTTCATTGTCTTCAAACACCCGAGCACAGTTGCAATCTCCTGTCACAGCAACCTCACGATCACCTACAGACTCAGTAGCAGCTACAATTTCTATACTACAATCCCAATAACCATCATTAGCAAGTTTATATCCAAAATTAGTTACTAACCCTTGTAGCCCATCCATACATGGAAAACTTGCTGCCCGTTTTTGAATCAAACATATAGCCTTACCATCATCCATTGGGCCAGTTACCGGTGACGGTGCAGTTGCTCCAGTGGCCGATACTGACCAACCAAACTGAACTCGAACAGTCATTCCTGATATAAAGTAGCACTTTTGTAACTCTACAAGCTGACTATCAGTAAATGCTCTCAGGCTCACTGTGGCTGATCTTGTGGTTCCTAATTCCCCTTGTTTTTTGACTTGAACTTCTGTGATTACAGGCTTTGTTCGCACAAAACCAGCTTCATATCTTGGGTCCGTGAGCTTACTAGATAGTTGTGAGTATTCTCCACAACTACTAGCAAAAGCACTCAAATGCACCCATGGGAAGCGTTTTGCTGCCCATTCAGCTCCCTTATTTGTACTTCTCGCTTGAAGTTCTGCTGATACAGTTCCTGGAACGTTTTTAGCTCCGAATGGGTTCTCGCCAGCCATAACTTATTCATTTAATAGTTGATACTCTGATAAAATGTTAGAATAATCCTGAGGTATTCTAAGTAGTGTTCCTGGAGGGATGGCAAAGGTACCCTTACCAATTCCATTTGCTTCTGCTATTAGCCACCATAAACTAACATCCCCATAGTATTGATGTGCTATTAGTTCGACGCGGTCTTGCGGAGCAGTTCTAATGTAAATATCAGATTCTTTTCTTGGAATAGGTGGATAAAGTACTGACCTAATAACTCGTTTTCCGTCTTCTGACTTTTTTTGTGGTATGTTTTCGTATCTATTCATATTTTACTTTATATATAAATACTACATTAGTGTTCCAATCAAACTTTTGTGGTAGCACTGGTTATATTTGCGACCGTTATTATCCGTAATAAGTATTTGACTTTGCATTGAATAGCTGCCCTTTGTTATCTGTTAGCATTGCAAGGTCTAACGATATATCTGCTATCATTGGGTGTCCTGAGAGATCCCAGGTATACTCTGCTGGATTAGTATCTATCTTAAGCGATGTACATACGCATGTTACGTTCCTAAACAAGCCACCAACTGTTAGTTTTACTATTGGACCTTTTACATAATTTCCAGCTGGCTCACCTACTGCGGTTACCTTAATAAGCTTATCAAGTTTTGTCCACATACCTTGTGCTCCTCCACTCCAAGCTACAACCTTAAATCCCATACTAACACTTCTGGTTACTCCTTTAAAGTTTTTAAACGTATCTTGACGACCTATAAAGTTTTGATCGCTCCAACTTGGACTCCAGCTATCGCTCAATGATGTGAGTAATGCTGGAAA